ATATGGACAAAAACAATCAAGAAATATTTACAGGAAAAACATTTCAGGACTTAACTAAAGATATTTATGAAAATTCTGTTAATAAGAAAAAACAAATTGATATTCTTATTAATGAGATAAATAACTTTATTAAGACTATTGATGATGTTATTATAGTAGCTCCTATAGTTAAGGAAATGTTAGAAGTATCAGTAAAGAACGATGAACACCTTGTTAAACTAGCAAGTGTTTTACAGAGAATAATTACTAAATCGATATCTGGTTCTGACGATGATAGTATTGGATTAACTGACCAGGAAAAAGAAGATCTAATACAAACTTTACAGGATGCTGCTGATAGTATTCAAAAAGAAAGTGATGATATGGATAAAGTAAAAGAAAGATATACAGGAGTTGTAGAGGGATAGGATATGGGCTCAACTATTATTACATTACCAGAAACATTTGATCAAACATCATTATTTGGAACGAAGAAACCGTTACCTGTTTATTTACAATTTGTTCCTGGTATTGTTATCTCTGTTTCAACAAGTACTGAATCGGGAATAAAGGGAATTACTAATAGTATTTTAGCGCAACCACATTATTCTCAAAAGTTAAAACATGTTGGATTGGGGGATGAGGAAAATAGATATGTACCGTTATTGAGAGGTAGTGTTGATGTTCCAGTTGCAGGTGATCCTGTATTATTATGTACTATTGGTGGAATTCAATATTATTTAGGGCCGCTTAATACAGAAGGGAGTCCAACGTTTAACATTGATCATTTATATAAGGGGTCTACTCGATCTGATTATTCGAAGAAAGCTACTGCAAGCGAAGTAGTTGGAATATCAGAAAACTTTATTAGAGATCCTAAATACACGAGACTCCAGAAAACGTATAATGAAGAACTAGATAATCCCCGCGGTGATAAGAAAAACTATAATGATATTCACGGTGATATGGTTCATGAGGGGCGTCACGGTAATAGTATTCGTATTGGAAGTAGAGATGTGAATCCATATCTCATTATATCGAATGGAAGAAATTATTTGAATAGGACTGAAAGCATGACTGATGGAAGCTTAATTGGTATGTTTAACAGGGGTACTATACATCAACATTTTCCAAAGGATAGTAAGCTTGAAAATGATACTATAGTCGATAATCCATTTGTATTGGCTTCTGATACAGTTGAAAAGCCAACTAAATTAATGTCTGATTTAGTTTCAAATGTAAATGGTGGAGATTCGGCTACTGATTTGATTTATAAATACGATGCACCTCAGCTTATACAGACATCTGATAGGATTATTATTAATTCGAAAAAAGATAGTTTATTCCTATCAGCATTTAAGCACGTACATATAGGAGCTGGGGAATCAATAACATTCTCATCTAATGTTGAGACAGTTTTTGAATCTACTAATATTTATATAGGGAAGCAGGCAAAGGAATCAGAGCAGGGTTTAGTATTAGGAGAAAATTTGAGAGCTTTGCTGGAAGAGCTAGTCGATATATTATTGAATGCAAATGGGCACTGCCAGGGAGCCCCAGTACCATTAGGAACGCAGAATGGTCCTCCAGGAAGTTTACAGGTAAAGCTCCAGAATATCAAAAAGGCTTTATCTAAGAATACAACAGATTTTGTTAGTTCAAAACATTTCATTGAAATTAATTAGAGTTATAGGAGAATAACATGAAAAGATCAGAGTTAAAAGTAATGGTGAGAAAGATAGTTAGAGAAGAAGTTGCAATGGCTATTCAGGAAGTAATTACAGAATTAAGGAAGCCCGCTACAGTACAGTCACCTGAAGTCAATGTTAGTAGTATGGAGCCAGCAGTAGAGAAAAAGTTTTCATCTAATAAGGTGCTCAATGAAGTGCTAAACGAAACTGCAAATAGTGATGAATGGAGAAATATGGGCGATAAGGTTTATACATCTGATTCCATAGGATCGATTCTAGCTAATCAATATAAGGATATGAGTAATGGGGCTTCCGGTAAAGTCTCTGGAGAACAAATGGTTGCGTCAATGGGGGTAAGCCCGGAATCCGTACCTGATCATATTACAAAAGCTTTATCAAAAGATTATAGTGAATTATTGAAACTATCAAAAGAGAAATCAAGGCAGAGAAGATGATATGGCGTCTAAAGGTGGATTAGAAAAACAAATTAAGCAAGCATTTATTGACTCCTCGGGAGCTAAAGATGACTTGGGAAATATTCCACAGTTGGCAAGGGATATAACAGATGCCATTATTGATTTTCTAACTAAACAAACATTTACAATAACAGAACTAAAAGCTTCATTAGATATTGAAGAGATATCAACTGCAGCTCCATTAACGGCTGATGTATTACCATCTGTTACTGTTGCGACTCCAGCCGGCCCTGGAACGGTAGCACAAGGTAAGTCGGGAGTATTGATTCCTAAATTGAAAATAAAGAAGACAGGAGGTCAGGGTGGATTATTGATCTCATCAGGACATGCTTATGTTGGTAGACCATCGAGAAAAATAAGGGGAAGCGATACCGCCGAAGAGTTCAACGACTTTACAAAAGTAAAGTTAGATCCAGATAAGATTGTAGGGAGATAATAATAATGGCAATCAAAGATACAACAAAATTACCGTTCATTGCTGATAGGGAGACCAATACATTTATTGGAATTGATTATCCATTTAACAAATCAGAAGGCGTTGAGGGTTATTTTTCATCAACGTCAACTACAATTGATGCGGTAAAGAATAATATTAAGATGTTGTTAAATACTCATAGGGGTGAACGGTTGATGCAACCTAATCTTGGAATAAATCTAAGACAATTCTTATTTGAACAATATACTGATGATACTCGAATAGCAATTGAAAATGAAATAGTTAATACGTTTGATTATTGGCTACCGTTTGTTGATATAACAGCATTAGATATTGATGCTAATGATACAGACGCAGTAGGAAAAAACAAGATACTAATTAATATAACATTTAACATAACGAAAGATCCAAATACACACGCTTCAGTACAAGTTGAAGTAGGAGAATAATATAATGGCTTATAAACAAAAAGATTTCAAAGAAACAAATGTAAACTACATAAATAAAGATTTTGCTGGCTTGAAGAACAATCTTATGGAATATGCTAAGTCGTATTTCCCAACAACATATAAGGACTTCAATGAAACGTCACCGGGAATGATGTTAATTGAAATGTCGGCATATGTAGGAGATGTGTTATCATTTTACATTGATCAGCAATATCAAGAAATGTTATTACCTTTAGCTGAAGAAAAGCGTAATGTTATTAATATAGCGAAGATGTTAGGATATAAAGTTAAACCTATTATTCCATCATATGTAACATTAACTGTTAAACAGGTTGTTGGTACTGATGGAGATACAGATAATCCTCAAGCTGATTACACTGAAGCTGTTACTATTGATAAAGGCATGCAAATAACATCAACATTTGATTCAGATACTATTTTTGAAACACTCGATGTTGTAGATTTTAAGGTAAGTGGTTCTGGTGTCGATGCGGATAATATTGAACCTGAAGTAACTGATTATGCGGAAAGTGGAGTAGCAAGTGAATTTACAATAACAAGGAGAGTTAAAGCTATTTCAGCTGAAACAAAAACAAAAACATTTACTGTCGGGGCTCCTTCAAAATTTAAGGAACTTACATTATCCGATACGAATGTAGTTGATATCGTTTCAGTATACGATTCAAATGGTAATCAATGGTATGAAGTTGATTATTTAGCACAGGATAGAGTTCCAATTGAAACTCATTATTCTGATGATACTAATAGAAATACAGCTTATACTAATTTAGCGGGGGGTACTGAAACTTTACCGGTTCCTTATACACTAGAATTTATTAGAACAGATAAACGGTTTATTACAGAAATCAATGACGATAACACTACAACACTTGTATTTGGTAACGGGCTATTGAGAAGTGGTCAAACAGTCCCGCAAAACTTTATGCAAACTGAGCAGATAGGAATAACAATCCCTGGCGTAACCCAAAATTTAGTAGATGCCATTGATTCTACATTAGGAGATGAATATTCGACATTAGGTGAAACACCAATGCACACTGTACTTACTGTTACGTATAGAGTTGGTGGTGGAGTATCAGCAAATGTTGCGAGGAGTGACTTAACGACTCATGATTATGCAGGAGCACAATCATCGAATATTTCAGTAACAAATGAAGAACCTGCACGAGGTGGTTCTGATCAGGAGTCTATAGATGAAATAAGACATAGAGCCAAAGCACATTTTTCATCGCAGCGAAGGTGTGTTACTAGAGAAGACTATGAAGCGAGAATCCTTCAAATGCCAGCTAAGTTTGGGAATGTAGCAAAGGTATATGTAGAAAGGCAGAGTTTAGGGGATATACTCGCTTCAGCTGATGTAGATGAAAACGGAATGTTATCTCAAGAAGAGATAGCAGCATTGTTAGGTGGAGGTGATCAAATCCCTACAATTGATGTATATACCTTATCATATGATATTAATAAGTATTTAGTATCAACCCCTAATATCATTCATCAGAATTTGAAAAGGTATTTAGATAGATTTAGAATTATTACAGATGAAGTAAATCTGATGCCAGGATATGTTATTAATTTTGGTGTAATATTTGATGTAGTATCTCATAAACATGCTAATAAACATGAAGTTA